GTGCAATTGCTTTTGGATAACGCTCAGCTGTAAATGCTGACATACCGAATAGCACAATGTTAATTGCTACCTTGCCGTTTGGCTCTTCAAATGTCACATAAGTAGGAGCATTTGTTTCCTCAAACAAATGACACTCATTTGTATCTACAACAAAGATTGTGTCTTGGTTTGTAGATGCACCAATGTTTGTTGCAATATTGGCATCAACAATAATTGGCAAGCCAAGTATTGAATAACCGCTTGCACCATACGCAGGTGTGCCATTGCCGGTACCCATTGCGTTCATTGGGTTGTAGGCGTTTGGTACTACTAATGGGCGATTTGATCCATCAACACCGGATAGGAAAAATCCTAGGCGGCGAGGGTGCATCAAAATTGCGTTTGGATTGACATAGATATTGCTTTGAATTTGTTGAATAGCATCTGCAAGTTTTGGATATAGACCTGCAACTGTACCTGTGGTAGCTGTGTAAGTTACTAAGATACCGCTTGTCATTGTCTTTAATCCAAGAGGCTGACCATTTGATCCGGTGCCATTTAGAATTGCATCATCAAGCTTTGTGTTGTAAGCGCGGATTAGATCGCCTAAAACAATTGACTCAATGTTGTAACCGCGTAGTAAGGCTTGCTTTGATACTGACTGTTGTCCTGCAATTGTATTAACATCAACTGTCAAGGTTGTATCTGACATGTCTTGAGATACTGCGGCTGTATTTTGAGATGTTTGATAAGCCGTTGTAGTACCAGTGGAAATTTTTGACAAGACCACAGACATACCTTGTGCAGGTAATGTGTGTTTGCGAGCTGCATCTGCAAAAGGACGACCAGCGCGAGCTAGTGGTGCGTATAGATCAACTAAGTATTGAGGTACTACTAAACCTGCAAAGCTTGATGTTGAAACTGCACGCTTCTCAATTGCCATTTCTCTTTGATGGCGTTGAATACGCTCTAGCGCATCACCATCTGTTTTGAAATGTGACTTAAGTGCATCTGTCATAAAGTCATTACCAGAGCGTGTTGTGTAAGTAAGCTCTTCGCTTACAACACTGAAACCGCCGGCGCGTGACTCTTTCTTTACATCTACATTGGCATCAACCTTAGCTGCTAAATCAGCGGCCTTTTGGTTGCGCAATTCAATATCGGACATCTGCTCAATTCTTTCATCTAACTTTTTTACTTCAAGGTTTAATGCCTCTACATTGGCAAGTTCAACCTCTGATAGATCGCGTTGCTCTTCGGCTGCGCGCTCTACTGTTGATGAAATAAGAGCAGTCTTTGATTCACGCTTCTCACGCAGAGAGGCTAGAAATGTATTAGACATTTTTCTCCTATAAATTAGTTTGGTTTGTGAGAAGGTGTGACTCGCTGCAATACAGGGTCAGGTGTTCTACTCTTTATATTATATCTGTTTTTTTAAGTTTTGTAATATTTGTACAGCTGTGTTGTATCTAGCCCTGTCATCAATAGTGTCTTCATTTTGAGCTGCCCACCTGTTGCAGTAATAGTTTAATTTTACATTAGCATCCCACAGATCACAATAGCCTTCCTCATAAAAATAACAGTTTGCGCAATTGCGACCCTCTGGCACATCTTCACTAGATGCCGGTCTGTAATTTTGTGGTAGCTCTCTAGTACCAAACTCTGCAATATTTATGGCTGTTAATTGTTCCTCAGCTTGAGCTTGTGTTTTGTGACAGCCTAAAACTTCATTGTTATCATCCTTAACTACTGCAAAGCCCTCGCAGTCTGGATGATCACTTACTACGCTGTATGGCATCTAATATCTTCCTAGCTTCATCTAGTCTAGGTGTAATTTGAGGCGCACCCTGTCGGACTCCGGCAACGGCAGCCATATCCCCATAAGCTCCAAAGGTTACAAGTGATACCTCTGCTAAATGAGCTTTGATACGCTCCATGACACCATCTGGTCTTTTGCGGTTTTTAATTGGCATAAAGCCGATAGATAATTGATCCAGTGCGCCATCTCTGACAAGCTCTAAAGCTTCATCACCTTCTCTTGTTTTAGAAATTCTAAACTCTGCATATAAACCTTCATCTGTTTCTTTTAACAGCGTAGCTCTACCTAGCACATTGTTTTCACCATGACCGCGCAAAAGTTTTACTCTGTGAGGGGCGCGGATAACATCTGCAAAAACACCTTTTCTAAATATCTCAGTGATTGTGCTACTTATGCGCTGCTCTTTGTTATATGGGACTGCCATGCCGTAGATTGTGCGACCATCACCATCTGCAAGGCGTAATTCAAACTCAACATTGTAACGCCTGTTTTCTATATCATTGCTCATTTTCAGTTACCTCTTGTATCTCTGCCGTTGTATCTGTTTCATCATCATTATCGCCTACCTCATAATCCATTGACTCAAGGTTTTCCCGATCTCTGACTTCATCAACAGTTAAAAATCCGCTTGACAATGCAGTTGCGTAAGCTGCGTATCTACTAGCTGTATCTGTCTTTAACATAGTGTCATACTTAAACTTAGCAACTTGTCCACGCACTAGTAGATCTGAAAAGGCAGCCTCTATTCTCTCCGCTATGGGTTGGATTGAAAACTTAATAAGCTGTAAATTTTCTTCTTCAACATTGCTATAGGTACGACTACTGTTTGGTGCGCCTAAATAATAAGCCGGTATGCCAAGAATATTGGCGGCCTCTGTAAGTCCGGCTGTTTGCGCCTCTACCAATTGGCTCTCAGCTGCATTACTACTTAATACCTCAAAGTCTGTGGATGCGTTCATAACTACTGGCGATCTATTGCGTGATGAGTACATTGACATCCATGCAGACTTTAGAGCATCCGCTTCCTCACTTGTAAGATCTGGGTTGGCAGATTTAATTACAGCTGTGGGATTTACTCCGCCATCAAAGTATCTTGCAGCATATTCATTGATAGCAATTTCTTTACCAAGTGATTGTTTTGCTACAGCTAATATACCTCTACCAACAATGTCACCGGGCATAGTAAAGTTTTTAATGTGGAAGATCTCTGATCTATCATAAGTTTTGTCATCAATGCGATATAAGAGTTTGCCTTTATCTCTTGTTACTTGTACGCGATCAGGTGCAACAGGATAAAGACTGTCAGGATAGCCATTAGCTCCCGGCTCACCTAACACTGCAATGTAATTACCATCCATCAAAAGACCAGCGGCCATTGCGGCAATTGTTTCCATGCGTGTTTCTGTTGGATTAGGCCTAGATAAAATGTTTGGCTTTGGCATAACTTCTCTGCCATTGCGATATGCACAAAGTTCTAACGCACCAATAGCATCTGCAATAAGTGATATGCCGCGATAAATTGCAGGTATGCCTAATGCAGTGCGACCATCTACATATGTACCTGCGTAATTACCTTCAAAAAATCTACCGACTCTACCAAGTGAGTCCACATAACCGGATGATGTATAAACTAGGCCGGGTTGTATCTGCCTCTTGAGTAGCTTGCCGAGCATTATTTACCTCTGACCTCTAAAGCAATGCCGAATAAAATTAAAAATACGCCGCCTAATAATACTCCAGAAATCAAGTTAAGAGATGCGACACCTAAGACTAACAGTAAAGATCCTGAAACTTGTAATATTGTAGATAAGTATTTCATTAGTACATCTTACTCCTAACCACTGGTCTTTCCTCTATTTTGGTCACTACTCCATAGCGTGCCAGTGTTACCGCTACAAGTGGTGTTATGTTTGTTGTACTTTGTCTATTCCAAGCCCATGAATCACCTAATGGTCTTTTTGTTGATCCCATAATTGCAGCTCTTAGGTTTGGGTCATCTATATGACAAATTGTCCTAGCTTGTACTGCATCATAGAAAGATCCACATGCTCTTGCATAATCACGCAGATGTATAGCCATAACACCTATTTCTTGTTTTTGCAGCTCTGCTATAAGAGAAGCTGCCGGTGAGCCTGTGTCTATGACTACTTTAGTTTTGTATTTTTTACACAGCTCTACAAGCTTTGGCAATACCCATGATGTACCCTCTTTAGACTCTATAAGCTCAACAGGTGTATAGCCTAAGACTTGACCTGATACTGCAATAGTAGCTCTGTCGCGCTCCCTAGATATATCAACACCAAAGACCACATTGTTGCCAAGGATAATGTCAGTCCTAGCTAAACCATCCCACACCTCTGTACTTATCACTTGCACTGCATCTTTGGCAGGCCACACATTTAGCCACTCTTTTGTAAAGATCTCTGGACT